CTACCCCTGTTTTGCAGCGGCGTTGTCCGGCTCGCCCACAGAAAGCGTGAGGTCATGGCGCAGTATCTCGTTCAGACGGCTTATGAAGAATTCAAGGTGCAGCTTCCCAAAAGAAAAATACCGCCCTGCAAGACAGGCGAAAAATTTTGTCGGGTGAAACGGCGGCAAAATAGATCGGGTGTGTTGCGGGGCGGTAAAAATCTTCATGGGGAATAAATCCTCGCCGCTCTGTACTTTTCTACAAAATTGGTGGGATTTGCGATAAAGGGTATCATGGATTGCAGCGAGCGTCAAGATGGTTTTGCAAATTTTATTGCAGTAAAGCGGTGATAGTAGGACTTATCATCTAAAACCGCGCAGAAATCAGCTGCTCTGCGATTGATACCATTCATTAAAATAGCGGTTGCTTTCCTCTTCATCGTGAACCCATTTTTTCGATGATTTGAAGGCATTGAACGGAGGACTGTATCCTCTCAGCGGCGTGATTTCCTGCACGTCTTTGACATTCCGATGTTGGATGATTTCAAATTCGCTGCGCTCAGGAAGATACGCAATTACCTTGTCGGCGTGGATCGTTCCCTGATACACATGACAAGGGCAACGGTAAAAGAGTTCACTGCGGTGTGCAAACCATTCGGCAACATCGTAAGAGAGTGACCATGAAATGGACAGTGGCGCACGCTCAATGCTGCCGATGCCGCCGCGATATACAGTGAACGTGTCAAGATTTCTTACACTCTCTGGCAGAGCATTGCGCCAGTTGTCAGGACGAATGATTTTGGCTCGGCGGACATACTTCCGAATGATGGGAGAATGATCGCCGTGACTGTAATAATGTTGTAAGGCGTACCGACATTTGGCTTCAAGAGGCATCAGATGTTCGCATTTGTACAACAGGTCTTCCATCATCTTGGCATCGTAGAAGGAATATTTTTCAAAGGTTTGCCAATCGTGGTCATGGGCAGCTTGGACAGCCTCTTGGAATCTGGCGTTGAGAAACAAATTGTCTCGATAGATCACGCTTCGAGTCGCCTCCTTGTCATGGTTTGTTGAAAGGTTCGCAGTTCCTGTCCTATAAAAGAAAAGAACCGCCCTGCAAGACAAGCGAAAAATTTTGTCGGGTGAAGTAAGCGGCAAAATGAATCGGGTGTGTTGCGGGGCGGTAAAAATCTTCATGGGGAATAAATCCTCGCCGTTCTGTACTTTTCTACAAAATTGGTGGGATTTGCGATAAAGGGTATCATGGATTGCGGAGTGCGTCAAGATGGTTTTGCAAATTTTATTGCAGTGAAGCGGTAGAAGTGTGACTTCTTGTTGCATGGCGGTCATGCAGGATCAGCCTTTGCTATGGCTCATCCGATGTGCAAAGCTAAGTAAAAGAGTCAGGTCTTCTTCGTCTAAAGTACGCATTTCAGATAAGATTGAACTAATGAGTTCGGGATGCAGGCTCTCGGTATCGAAAAATTGCATCGGCGTAATATTGAAATAGTCACAGATATTGAAGAATTGTGACATGGAAGGCAATGCTTTTCCAGAACTGATACCTTGGATATAATTTTTGTTTTGGCCCAAGTCAAGGCTCATCTGGTATTCTGAAACATTTCGTTTCATGCGGAGTTCCGTAATGTGTTGACGAATGTACAGGGCATAATCCACTTTGTTCACCTCATGAAAAATCATACATGGAAACAAAGAAGAAGGTTCCATATACAAAACCTTATTTTGCCCGGAACTTAGATTGATAATACAGATACAATGTGGTAAAATGAAAAAGAACTAGTTGAAATGACAGAACAGTTCTGGAAAGCCAAGATGCCAGCGGAGGTGAATGGAATTGTCAATCGCGCAGATCATCAAATACGAAGGTGATAACAGCACCTTCGTATGGAAGCACCCCAGTGAAGATTTCAACACGTCTACACAGTTGATCGTTCATGAATCGCAGGAAGCCATTTTCTTTATGAACGGTCAGGCACTGGACTTGTTTGGTGCTGGTCGGTATACCCTTGAAACCGAAAACATCCCTCTTATCCGTAAGGTCACCAATCTTCCAACGGGAGGACAGACACCTTTCCATTGCGAAGTCTATTTTATAAATAAGACAGAGCAAATGGCAATTCGGTGGGGTACAGACAGCAAAGTCCAGTACCTCGAACCTACATACAAATTTCCTATCTCGATTGGTGCAAGCGGTGAAATGTCGCTTAGTGTGTCCGATTCCAGAAAATTGCTCATTAAACTGGTTGGCACGGAAGCCTTTTTAGGACAGGCAAAACTGATTCAGTTCTTCCGGGCATTCCTTATGACGAGGGTAAAAACATACATTGCCCAAACAATGGCAGCAAATGCAATCAATATCTTTGAAGCGGATGCTCATCTTACGGAGTTTTCGGAAGAGCTGCACAAGCGGCTTATTCCGGATTTTGCTGACTATGGTATCAATCTGAACAAGTTCCTTGTTACCACGATCGTAAAGCCAGACGGAGAACCACAATACGAAAAATTCAAAAATCTGCATTTCCGCCAGTATGCGGATATCATGGACGCAAAGCTGCGTCAACAGGTCGGAGTGATTGATCAGCAGACGGCTTCCCAGCGAATGGTGATAGAAGCGCAGGGCATTGCGCAAAAGCGGAAGATTGAAGGATACACCTATCAGCAAGAGCGTGGATTTGATGTGGCTGAGAAGGTCGCATCAAATGAAGCAGTGGGTCAGTTCACGAATATGGGTGTCGGGCTTGGTACGATGGCTGGTGTAGGCGGCGTGGTAGGAGGAATCGTTGGAGATTCGATTCAAAATGCCTTTGGAGCGACACCTTCTCAGGCCGGAAGTCCGCCGCCAAGTGAAGGTAATCGCTTTTGTGACCAATGTGGAGCGGAATTAACACCGGGCGCACGATTCTGCGATAACTGCGGAGCACCTCAAACATCGCCAGATACTTGTCCTCAATGTGGGTTCAAGTTTATAAAGCCCGGAAAGTTCTGCCCGAAATGTGGAGCAAAGAGAGAGGGTTGAAAATGAAAAAGAACAGTGTAAAAGGATATGCGCTCATAGGAATCATTTTCATCCTTATAACCGTTGTTTCGCTGGCGATTCCTACTTCTAAAAGCGCAGCCTTTTGGATTGCATATATTTTTACGGTAGTTGCGCTTGCGGCACAGATTGTCTTATGGAAAAGGGCTTTTGGTCATAAAGAACTGAAAAGCAAGTTCCTAGGTTTTCCCATTGTCCATATTGGCATTGTGTACCTTGTTGTTCAGATCGCAGTTCTTTTCATATTTGTGTTTGCGGAGAAACTTCCAACATGGTCTGCTCTTGTGATTTGCACTGCTATCGCTGCCATAGCTGCAATTTTTATGATTGCCGCTGATGCAGGTCGAACAGAGATTGAAAGAGTAGAGCAGAAAATTAAAGGAAAGGTTTTCTACATCAAAAATCTTCAAGTTGACATGGAAATTCTTGTAGGCGCGGAAAAAGATGCGAAAACAAAGAAAGCACTCGAACAACTTGCTGAAAAAATACGCTTTTCTGACCCCATGAGCAATGAACAGTTGGCTGTTTTGGAAGATAAAATATCGCTTGCAGTTGAAAATCTGAAATCTTCGGATGATAAAATGAAAATCATAGAAGATCTTAATTTGCTGCTTGATGAACGAAACAGGAAATGCAAAATTCTGAAATAATTGGAGGATATGTAAATGAAGCGGTTGACTTGTGAAATGTGCGGAAGCACGGATTTGATTAAACAGGATGGTGTTTTTGTCTGCCAGACCTGCGGTTGCAAATACTCCATTGAAGAAGCCAAAAAGATGATGGTGGAAGGCACCGTTGACGTATCTGGCAGTACCGTCAAGGTCGATAACGAACGAAAAATTGAGAACTTGAGAACACTGGCCGATCGAGCTAAAGCAGAAGGAGATACAGAAACGGCTGCTAAGTATTTTGAAGAACTGCTCAAGGAAGACCCAAATAACTGGGAGGCAAACTTTTATACAATCTACTATGCTGCGCATAATATAAAGATTGCGCAGATTGGCAGCGCGGCCAATCGCGTTAGTAATATTATCGATACTGTGTATAGTTTGATTAAAGAAAACTTACATACTCCTGACGAGCAAAAGGCAGCAGGTAGAGAGGTCGCCTATGCAGTTGCTAATTTTTCGAGTTACTTAATTCCGAATGCGACTAATAATTTGGGAACAACGACTGAAAGTATTGATAAGGCAGTCGATGAATGGCTGGTTCCTATTTGTTTAATGAACATTCATGTGGGCGATTCATTGGTTAAATATTTTGGAGATTACGAAATTGCCGAGAAAGCATATGCAGTAGTGGCTAATTTTACAGGTATGGAAATCACTGAAACAGGTCGCCAAGTTATGGATTTGGCCAAGAACCGTCTTATCCCTATCCGTGAAGAAAAAGCCAAGAAAGAACTTGAAGAAAGAGAAGCGATTGCGGCAGCGACAAAAAGGAGAACAGAAGAATATTGGGCTTGCCACGAGGAAGAGAGAAAACAATTAGAAGCACAGATGGAATCACTGCTGGAAAATCGAAAACATCTGAACTCTCAAGTTGAAGCCTTGCGTAAGGAAATGGATAATGTTCCATCCATAGCAGTGCGCAATGAAAAGCAAAAGGTGATGGGTGATCTCAAGGAACAACTAAAATCTCTAGGCTTCTTCAAAGGCAAAGAAAAGAAGAGCATTCAAGCAAGAATTGACGAACTGAAGCATGAAATGGAGCAATTAACTTCTTCCATTGAATCGGAAAAGGCCCCGCTTCAGCAAAAAATCAGCGAGCTTATGGGCGAAGTAAGAAAATTGGATGAACAGGTTGGTACAATCACCATTGAGTTAACAAAAGAACGTTAATTGAATATGGCATAGAACAAGGGCACCGAAAATCTCGTGAAAAGAGAGAAATTTGGTGCGCTTGTTTTGTTAAAACAAACAAAGTTTCACTTGATATTGGCAAAAACTTTATCTGGTTGATGAAGTGTGCTATACTTCATCAAAGAAAAGTCAAAAGAGGGTGAAATAATGTTTACCGGTTTTAACTTGCAGTTGAATGAATCCGAGAAAAAGTGTTTGAGCACCTATGAGGCAAAGGGAAATCAGTTGTTCCAAGATCAACAAAATCAAATTCGCAAGACATTGGATGGATATGTTAACGCTGATGGCAGTCTGAGCGCAACAGAAATCGAATCGGATTGGTTTGAACATATAAGTGCGAATGTGTTTTTGTCGCATTCTCATGCGGATGAAAAAACGGTTAAGGCACTAGCAGCATTTTTACAGGAGTATTATGGTATAACGTGTTTTATTGATTCTTGTGTATGGGGTTATGCAGAAAATTTGTTGAAAGAGATTGATGAGAAGTATTGCAAGTTTCAGAAAAATGATGGTTCATATTGGTACGATTACAGTAAAAGAAACCAGTCAACTAGCCATGTGCATATGCTTTTAAATGGAGCGTTAGCAAAGATGATTGCTGATACAGAGTGCTTGATTTTTATCAATACTCCAAATTCAATTGCAGCAGAAGATTCAAAAGATAAAGCAAAAACTGGCTCTCCGTGGATATATAGTGAACTGCTGATGGCTACGGAATTTCCTCACAGAACTTGGGCGAGTTATCGAGAGACTCTTCAACATGGTCTCCGGAAAGACGATAAGATGCTAGAGTTTGCACAAGAACTGAAAGTAAAGTATGAGGCTCCTATTGAAGAATTGAACGATTTGAGTTTTAGTGATTTGCAACCCGACAAACTTGGGAAAAAGGCTGTCGATCCGCTTCATACGCTGGACACTTTGTATAAGAACAAAGGAATTGTTATATAAGGATGCGCATTATGGAAAATAAAATCAAACATTTAGAGATGATAGAACACATTATAGAGAGAATGGCCAAGAATAGTTTTCAGCTAAAGACTTGGACGATGACATTAGTTGCGGCTATTTTTGCGTTATCATCTAAAGATGCCAATAAACAAGCTTTGGTCTTTGTTTTTATTCCAACGATTGGTTTTTGGTTGCTAGATTCATTTTACTTGCAGAAAGAGCGTGAATATAGGATACTTTACGAAAATGTCACAAAGACAGATGAGGGAAATATCAACTTTAGCATGAACACCGGAAATGCAAAAGCGACACTTAATGAGACAAAACCAGTGTGTTATTGGAAATGCTTTTTTTCAACAAGCGAATTGCTGTTTTATCCAGTGTTGCTTGCGTCGTTTGTGATTTTGATGTTTGTTTTTAAGATACTCTGAGGGGAAAGATATGTTTATTGACACAACATCAATTCGCACAATTGAGAGAAGTGTATGCGATTGTTTGAATGTCTCAAAAAGTGAGTTATACAGTCAGCTGGATACAATCAACCTCTTGGCTGGAAAAGATGAAAACTTTGATTCCGTTAGATTCAATAGTGAATCTAAAACCTTTATTGACTCTTGTAAAACAATCGAGCCGGTTGATTTGATGTTTTATCATTTTGGAAGACGGTTGAATTCCGATAAAAGTGTATCGGGATGCAACTTAAAGGAGTTGCTGTTAACCGAAAATTCTTTTTCAGGATTTCTCAAAAAGCATGGTGTAACTTTTTTATGCAATGAAAGAATCATCCCATTTTATAAAGGTTCAGAAATAGACCTTCCAGACCAGTCAGACCGTATGGTAACGTACCTTAGAAATAGATTGGGCTATAATATAGGATACGAAGACTACTATTTTAATGGTTTTGCCTTTAATAATACTTGGCAAAATAGCTCTTATGTTCGATCACTCGGCGAGGGTTCAGAATTTCTTAGAAAACTAGCTGAATATATTAAGGCCGATGAACTTGTAGAAGATTACAGGGCTAATAGCAGGTATTATTGTTTTATATACGCCATTCCAATGAAATATGTTATATTTGATGGCTGTGGAGAAATATCTGACATGGACAAAAGACATATTTTATTAAATGAGTGTTTTGAAAAATTGATTAAACAAGAGATTGAAAATCGCAACAGTGAAGGTCTCAGACTAAGACTCAAAGAGAATGTAACGATAGATAAAAGCTGGTTCATAGAAAGAAGAGAAATAAAGGAATCGCTTTATTGAATTGTTGCATACACTGTTATTGAAATGAAAATTTTGAGCTTCTAAAGTTCAACTACTTGCACTTACGTCCTTTTGTGGTATAATAAAGCTAGAGGATAGCGGCGTTGACCAGCTATCGGTGGCGTTGAAGCAGTGGACTGGTTCGGTATCAGCCGATTGTGGAGCCAGACCGTGGGTTGAGCGTGAACCACAAGCCGAATAGATTCGATGAATCGAAAGAAAACGCTTAATAGGAGCCTTGCCTTTCGGCAGGGCTTCTATTTTTTTGAGGGAAGGTGAAAATGTGCAGGACGAACATCAGGATATTTTGTATCGGGCAGCAGAAGTCTGGAAAGAACTGACCGAGTACCACTATGTTTTCACCTACGGCTATAAGGGTGAACTGCACGAGATCAAGCTGACGTTTTCACCAGAGGACTTTCCTCACCTTGCGGGGTTCCATTATCTGAAAGATATTGCCCTGCCCCGGTATAGTCCACGCAAGACGGTGGACATGATTCTGTCTGGCAAGATTACCTACGACAAGGTAAAGAAGGGCGCACTCTATCAGGAGTATGTGGAGCCGCGTCTGCGGGCACTGGTACGGTTGAAGGAAATACTGGAGCAGGAGTTCGATTTGTTCTCCTATATGCCTCAGTTCTATCCGTTCGTGACCAAAATCAAAGCGGACTACCTGATTTCCAGCCAGATTGAACCGACGGCCTTTGTGTTCATTATTCGAGAATCCCCCTCCGGCGATGCGGTATGTGACTTCTTGTGCTGCTCTGCTTTTGAAGAAAGTGGCCGTGACTACCGCACAAACCAGCGCTCTCGAACTCTTCTGAAAAAAGAGCGCGTACATATCGAAACGCAGGACGCGGTGGTTCTATATGATCGCTTGCCGAAAAATCTCGATTAACAAAACAATGCCCACTCGCCTATGGTTCTACCATAAGTGAGTGGGCATCGTTTGTCACTCTTCTGTCAGGGCAGAAACGGTAGGTTGTCCATCTGGCATTACAGAGTGGTCGGACAAGGCTTTGTCCTCTCTGATGAAGTTGACAAGCTCTGCGAATTTTTCGCCGAGCATCAGGATAAGCGTGCGATTGAAAATCCATCAAGCGCACGCAACTCACTCTATGAAAATTAGCATTTTATGCTATAATATCGGTAAAGTCAGTGTACTGCAAATGCGAAACGGAGGCTTCTATGGGGAAACGTACATTTGAGGATGTTAAAAAATATGTTGAGGGGCAAAGCCGAGGTAAATGCAATGTGTTAAGTGCCAAACCAGAACAGCATTTTAACGACTTAGGTGTTGATGTTTGTGTCTGGAATGTCAAAACTGATGCCGATGGTGATTGGTGGGTAGTAGAGGGTGATAGTGTTCCCATGAACTTGTATCCTCAAAGCGCCTATTATTTCGGAACCGATGAGGTGTACTCTTTTCACATGGGGTTAATGCAAAGAATGAGCGCCGCTCAAGATGAATACCATCCAGAAGATTTTGTGAATGGAGTAACCCTCGGAGCAGAAATTGCTCCCCAATTATTCCGAAAACTAAAAAGTGTTGCTGCCTTGATTGATGCTGCTAAGGAAATAGAAGATTTTCAAGCAATAGGCGTCCAATGCAGGGAAACGCTAATTGAACTTGGAAACCACATTTACAAACCTGTAATGGCTGGGGACGAGGAGCAGCCCCAAGCATCAAACTTTAAGCGCAAGGCAGAATTGTTTGTTCAGTTTTATTTGAAAGGATCAGAAAATTCTGATTACCGTAGCATCATTAAGAAGCTGACAGAGGCGACATGGGATTATGCAAACAAAATCACGCATTCACGAAGTGCTACATACTATGAAGCGTCAACTTGTGTTACTCTGTGCATCTCTCTTGTTGGTGCTTACGAAAACATTCTTCAAAAAGTATTTGACCCTCTCGCACAATATTACTGTTCCGTATGTAAGAGTAAGAAGCTCAGTATAGATGGCGATGATACAGATGCCGATGGTATGGTTGAAAAACTATATCTACATTGCGAAGAATGTGGTGCGACAACCGAAGTCCTCTTTGAAAAAGGCAATGGTGATAGAACATCATACATTACCGGCAAGGTTGTAGAATGAGATATTAAAGCGAAAATCCCAGACTATCAGCAGGCATTGATAGTTTGGGATTCTGCTTTTGCAGCGATTTACTGTTTATAGGTGGCGGTGACCGTGAACCACAATCTTTTCAAAGTCCGGGTGCTCCGCCTGCCAAGAACGGTAGCCAGTCCAGTTCTGCCCGCTGTGCCGGGGTGTTGCCGTACTCATCCTCGACGGCGATGCAGTCGATGGCAAGGGTGGTGCCATCCTCGAACCGGGCTTCCACCCGGTTGGTGTCCATATTGAAGCGGCAGAAAAGCAGTTTGTTCATGGTGAACCTCATTTCTATATCAAACGGTGTCTGTTCGGATGTCCTAAACCCTGCCATAAAACCGGTGGTTGATTTGTCCATTGGGCTTTGTTTTGCCCGTCTGCACATTTTTGCACACTTTTTGCACACCTGAATAGCTGGATAACGGTTGCAAAGCATTACACTGTATGCAAATAATGCGGTGTGTGCAAAGGCACGTTTTGCGATGATACGATAAAAATAATGCTTCTTCGAACTTTTGAAATTTGACGAATGATGCACCTTGGATTCTTTTAATCAGAGGGCCAGGGATTCGAGTTCCCTCGAGCGCACCAAAATCCCACGAAGAATCGTAAGATTCCTCGTGGGATTTTCTTTTTATACGCCATTTGCACGGCCTCTGCACGGTCCGCATTTTTCGTGTCAGATGGAGTAAGTCTGTGAATTACTCTGCAATTCGTGCTATTTTTTGCAATTCAGGTCAGCAAAGCCAAGCGGAGCTGCGCTTTTACGGCAGGGTCTGCGTCCTTCAGAAGCTCCAACAGTGCCGACATGGAGATGGTCGGTTCTGCTTCAACCGGGGCAGCCTGTACAGGTGTTGTTCCCTGTACGGCTTTCGCATCACCGCCGGAGATCATCAGTTGGTAAGCAGAGCGCAGGCTGCGCGATGGAATCGCTGAATAGCACAAAGGCATGTTGGAGTCCAGATGTAAAGAAAAAACGGCAAAGCAGGTAAAATTCACTTTACCGTTTTATAGCAATTCAACTTCTTCATGCAACAGCAACAGCGTTGAATTGCATATCGCAAATTGCTGTTTTAACGTTCCACTAATTTCTTGCCTTGCAATCAAGAAAGCACTTCCGCTAAACGCTCTACATTGAAAATATAATCGTACACTGCTATAATAAAATTGTGATATTATCACCAAAAATTCAAGATGCAAAGCGTTTGCGATTGGCAAACATTCAGGAGGAACGCATGGTAACAGGAGCCATTAAAAATAAGGTAGACAAAATCTGGACGGACATCTGGGCAGGCGGCATCACCAATCCGCTGACCGTCATTGAACAGCTGACCTATCTCATGTTCATCCGGTCACTGGACGAGAAAGAGCTTGCCACCGAAGATTTTGAGAACATGGCGGGCGAAAAGATGGAGCACATCTTCCCGGCCAGCGAAGCAGGACAATCTATGCGGTGGAGCCGCTTCAAGGATAAAGATTCCCGCGAGATTTTCCTGACCATGCAGCAGCGGGTGTTCCCTGCCATCAAAAAGATGAAGTATGGCCGTCTGCCGGACTTTGACGCAAACGGCGAGCTGGTGGAGATCGCAGACGACCCCACCCGCCCGGATGAGGGCAACACCGCCTTTGCGCGGTACATGGACGATGCCATGTTCCTGATTCCCACGCCGCAGGTGCTGCAAAAGATCATCACCGGGCTGGAGGATCTCTACACCCACGACATTGCCGACCTTGATATGCAGGGCGACCTGTACGAGTATATGCTGGGCAAGCTGGCAACCGCAGGGCAGAACGGCCAGTTCCGCACGCCCAAGCACATCCGCGACATGATGGTGGAACTGGTGCAGCCCACGCCGGACGACTTTATCTGCGACCCCGCCTGCGGCACGGCGGGCTTTCTGGTGTCCAGTGCGCAGTACCTCCGCGCCCACTACGAGGACAGCATGACCCCGGAGCAGTGGCAGCATTTTGCCGGCCCGATGTTCACCGGCTTTGACATGGACCGCACCATGCTGCGCATTTCGGCCATGAACCTGATGCTCCACTCCATCACGAACCCGGAGATCGACTACAAGGACAGCGTGTCGAAGCAAAACTCCATTTGCAGCAAGTATACCGTTTGCCTTGCGAACCCGCCGTTCAAGGGCACCGTGGATGCCGAGAGCATCAACGACGACCTGAAAGCCGTCACCAACACCAAAAAGACGGAGCTTCTGTTCCTTGCGCTCTTCCTGCGGATGCTCAAAACCGGCGGACGCTGCGCCTGCATCGTGCCGGACGGCGTGCTGTTCGGTTCCAGCAAAGCGCACCAGAGCATCCGAAAAGAACTGATTGAAAACCACCAGCTGCGGGCGGTCATTTCCATGCCCTCCGGCGTGTTCAAGCCCTACGCAGGCGTGTCTACGGCGGTGCTGGTGTTTACCAAGACCGGCGCGGGCGGCACCGATAAGGTGTGGTTCTACGATATGAAAGCCGACGGCTTCTCGCTGGACGACAAGCGCACCGAGGTGAAGGAAAACGATATCCCGGACATCATCGCCCGGTTTCAGAACCTTGATGCCGAAACTGACCGCAAGCGCACCGAGCAGAGTTTCTTTGTGCCCAAAGAAGAAATTGCCGCCAACGGGTATGATCTGTCCATCAATAAGTACAAAGAGACCGAGTATGTGCCGGTGGAGTATCCCTCGACTACGGAGATCCTTGCTGACCTGCATGAGCTGGAAATGGAGATCACCAAGGGTCTGGCAGAGCTGGAGGAGATGGTGTGATGGCGAAGTTGGGAGAGGTTTGTACTATTGTATCTGGTTCGACACCAAAAACATCTGTTACGTCCTACTGGGATGGCAACATCAAATGGATAACACCTGCTGAATTGAACGAAGATACTTTTTACATTATGGATTCAGTTCGGCACATTACTGAAGAGGGAAAAGAAAAAACAGGATTGTCTTATCTGCCGACAGGAACAGTCATTTTATCTTCTCGCGCGCCGATTGGCAAAACCGCAATTGCCGGTTGTGAAATGTGTTGCAATCAAGGATTTAAGAACCTTATTTGCTCAGATGCGATTTATAATGAATACCTCTATTTTTTCTTGAAATCAAAAACAGACTATCTCAATTCATTGGGACGTGGTGCGACTTTTAAAGAAATTTCTAAATCCATCGTTGAAAGCATTGAAATCCCGTTACCTGAAGTAAACCAGCAGAAAGAAATTGCAGAAAAATTCAAGAAGTTAGAGCAGTTGATTTCTCTCCGTAAGCAGCAGCTTGCCAAACTGGACGAGCTGGTAAAGGCACGGTTTGTGGAGATGTTTGGAGATCCAGCAGATAATGTAAACAATCTGCCAGCAAGCCCAATGACCGCTATTTGTCAAATCATTGATGGCGACAGAGGGAAAAACTACCCGAAACAAGAAGAGTTTTCAGATAGTGGCTTTTGCTTGTTTTTAAACGCAAAGAATGTCACTGCGCAGGGGTTTTCGTTTGAAAACTGTACATATATAACGGAAGAAAAAGACGCTCTATTGCGTAACGGAAAACTTTGTCGAGGTGATGTCGTTTTAACCACAAGAGGAACAATTGGAAATTTAGCATTTTATGATACAAGTGTTCCTTATGAGAATATTCGAATCAATTCTGGAATGGTCATTCTAAGGATGAATAAACAAGTCGTTTCTGAAATTTTCTTTATTGAGCAATTCAAAATGCAACTTGATTCCATAAAAAGCCGGATTGCAAGCGGGTCTGCACAACCGCAACTTCCAATCTCGACGATGAATAAAATAGAAATGATTTTGCCGCCAATTGAACTTCAAAACCAGTTTGCCGCTTTTGTAGAGCGCGTAAGCCAGCAGAAGCAGACCGTACAGCAGAGCCTTGAAAAGCTGGAATTGATGAAAAAGGCGCTGATGCAGGAATATTTTGGGTGAAATAGGAATGGTGAATTTAGAAACAAGCGGACAAACACAGATGAATAAAATTGAACCGAGGGGGAAAATTATGGAAGTGCCAGGAGAGAGCGACCGGTGTGATCACCGTTGTGGCCGGTGAGACCGTGAAGACCCAGGCATGGGCTGCTTCTGCCGAAAAGTAAGCAGAATAATCAAGATGGAGTGAAAGTGCTATGAGCAAGTGGTTTGGGAAGCTTGGTTTCGTGGAGACCAAGGAGACAGAGCTGAGTGTGCACTCGGAGATCGTGACAGAGCGTGACTGTTACGGCGACCTGACACGGAACATGCGCAGGTTACAGTCCGGCGACAAGGTGAACGATGATATCAGCCTTGCGAACACGCTAAGCGTCATCGCTGACCCGTATGTTCAGGAGCACTTTTGCAATCTTCGGTATGTGACGCTTTACGGCGGAAAATGGAAGGTGACGGACGCGAGCGTGGAGTACCCGCGCATCGTGCTGACGCTGGGAGGGTTATGGCATGGCAATGAAACTGAGTGAAAGACGCTCCGGGCTGGATGCGCTTTTGCGCAGCATCGTGAAACAGCGGTGCGGCAGTGAAAACGTGTACTACCAGCCGCCTGCAAACCTGCGGATGAAATACCCTTGTATCTGCTACAAGCTGGAAAAAATCTGCAGCCCGAAGGCTGACGACCGCGTATACCGCCAGACCTTCCATTATTCTGTTACCGTGATCGACACGAAACCGGACAGCGAAATGACGGCGGCCATGGGTTTGCTTGCAAAGGCTTCTCATGACCGCCATTTTATTTCGGACAACTTATACCACGACGTATTCAGCGTGTGGTACTGAATAACCCTCTCAGGCGCTGATGCGCCAGCTCTCCCGAAGGGCGAGCCTTAAGAGGAATGATGATCTATAAAGGAGGATAAAACCCTATGGCAAAACTGAATTGGGACGTTGACGGTACCCGCAAGTTCCACGCCGGTGTTTCGCACGGCGTGGTTTACCCCAAGGCCGATGGCGAGGGCTACGACAATGGCGCTGCATGGAACGGCCTGACCGGCGTGACGGAAAGCCCCAGCGGCGCAGAACCTACCGACCTGTGGGCTGACAACATGAAGTACGCCCGCCTGATCTCCGGCGAGGACTACGGCTTTACCATTGAATCCTATATGTACCCGCCCGAGTTTGAACCCTGCGACGGTCTGGGCAGTCCTGTGAAGGGCGTGCGCATCGGCCAGCAGAAGCGCAAGGCATTCGGCTTTACATGGCAGACCAAGGTGGGCACCGATCAGGACCCCGATGCCGGTTACATCATCCATGTGGTGTGGAATGTGACCGCAAAGCCTGCTGAGAAGAGCCACGAGACTATGAACGACAGCCCGGATGCCGAGACCTTCAGCTGGGAGTGCGATACCGTGCCTGTGAACATTGCAGACCTGAAGGCTGCGGCGGTAGCAGAGTTTGACAGCACTGAGCTGACCGCAAAGCAGATGAAGGCCGTGGAAGACCTGCTGTACGGTACCGACAGCGAGGAGGCAAAGCTGCCCACCCCGGACGAGCTGCTCGCTGCAGTAAAGGCTGCTGTGTAAAAACGCCCTCTTAGCGCGCAGTCCGGCATTTGCCGGTGCTGCTTGCAGCTCTCCCGAAGGGGCGAGCTTTGCTGAGAGGAAAAAATCAAAATGAAACAATAAGGAGAGACCAAGATGCTGAAAAAGACCATTTCCTATACCGACTATGACGGCAACCAGCGCACTGAGGACTTCTACTTCAACCTGTCGAAGGCGGAGATCACCGAGATGGAGCTGAGTATGGAGGGCGGCATGCGTGCCTACATCAAGAGGATCATTGCAGCGAAGAGCCAGCTGGAGCTGGTGAAGCTGTTCAAGGATGTGGTGCTGAAGAGCTACGGCAAGAAGAGTACGGACGGCCGCCTGTTCATGAAGAACGACACCATCCGTGCTGAGTTTGAGGCACATCCGGCCTACAGCATGATCTACATGGATCTGGTGACGGACGAGGCCAAAGCAAGTGCCTTTGTGAACGGCATTATGCCCGCCGACATGCCGAAGCAGAACCCGGCTATGGAGATGGCCGCAACCGCAAGCGCTGCGCCCGCACTGAGCGTGGCATCGGAACAGGGCTGAGTTACCCTCTCACCGTCACAGTTCGCTTGCGCGAAGCTATGACGGAGCTCTCCCGAAGGGCGAGCTTTGCTTAGAGGAAAATATTTTGCCGCTTTGGCGGTGAGAGGCTGCGCCGGGAAATTTCCGCGCAGCCTTTATTTTTTTGTCTGAAAAGACACGCATTTAAGAGCACAGGGAGAGTGAAAGAATGCTGGAACTGCATATTCCTGGCGAAGAACGCTGGGATGAGCGAACAAACATGTTCGTATACGACGAGCCGGTAACTTTGAGGTTGGAATACAGCCTGCTCTCCCTGTCTAAATGGGAAAGCAAGTGGCACAAGCCGTACTTGGATGAAAACGTGAAGAAAACACGCGAAGAAACGCTGGATTTCGTCCGATGCATGACTCTGACAAAGGGCGTGGACCCGACCGTATACGCAAGACTGCGGCGGGAAGACTGGCTGGCCATTCAACGATATATGAGCGACCCGATGACGGCCGCGACCTTTAAAGACCGCAAAGGCGGCAAGAAGCGCGCACGCTACCAGACGGCAGACCTGTTCTATGCCGCCATGGCAAGTTACGGCATCCCGTTCGAGTGCGAAAAGTGGCACCTGAACCGGCTTTTGGCACTGATCCGGGCCTGCGGGGAAGAGAATCTGCCGCCCGAGAAGATGGGCAGACACGAGCAGGCGGCGCACATCCGGGCGCTGAACGCACAGCGCAGGGCGAAGTTCCACTCGAGGGGGTAAGAGCTTTTGAGCAAGGTAATTGAAATCCGGCAGAAAGGTGACTTTAAGAAAAGCCTGACCTTTTTCAGCCACATCAAGAGCTGGAGCGTGCGACCGATCCTTGAGAAATACGGAAAGCTGGGTGTAGAGCGGCTTGCAGATGCCACCCCGAAAGCCACCGGAAAGACGGCGGCGAGCTGGAGCTACGAAATCAAAATGGACAAGAGCGGGGCCACGCTGTGCTGGAAGAACAGCAACATTGTGGACGGAGTGCCCATTGCGGTGATCTTACAGTACGGACACGGCACAAGAAACGGAGCCTATGTGCAGGGGGTAGATTACATTAACCCTGCCTTGACTCCGATTTTTTCTGCTCTGGCCGATGAATTGTGGAAGGAGGTAAAGAGCCTGTGAGCCAGGAAGTGGATGAGCGCGTAGTAGAAATGCGGTTTGACAACGCGCAGTTTGAGAAGAATGTGCACCAGACCATGCAGAGCCTTGAAAAGCTGAACGACAGCTTACGGCTGGACGGCGCAGAAAAGGGCTTTGAAAAGATCGGCGATGCATCGGCCAAAGTGGACTTTGACGAGATGCAGGGCGCGCTGGACAACCTGAGCGGAAAGTTTTCGGCCGTAGAAGTGATGGGCGTTGCGGCCCTGAGCCACATTACGAGGCAGGCCATTGATACCGGTGAAAGACTGGTAAAGAGCCTTTCCCTCGATCAGGTGACGAGCGGCTGGAACAAGTATGCCCAGAAGACTGCCAGTGTGCAGACCATCATGAATGCGACGGGTAAGAGCATTGCAAAAGTGAACGGCTACCTTAGCAAGCTGATGTGGTTTTCGGACGAGACAAGCTACAGCTTTACCGACATGACACAATCCCTTGGACAGCTTACAGCGTCCGGCGGCGACATTGAGAAAGTTATCCCGATGATCATGGGTATGGCAAACGCCACGGCCTATGCAGGCAAGGGTGCAAGCGAGTTCTCCCGCGTGATCTATAACCTGAACCAGAGTTACAGTCAGGGTTATCTGAGCCTGATGGACTGGAAATCGGTAGAGCTTGCTGGCGTGGCAACTGCTGAGCTGAAAAAACAGATCATCGAAACCGGTGTAGCGCTTGGCAAGATCAAAGAAGGCGATGTGACGGTTGGCACGTTCAGCTCAACGCTATCGAAAAAATGGGCTGACAAAGAGGTGATGGAGACCGCCTTTGGCAAGTTTGCCGAGTTCAGCGAAGCCGTGAAGAAGATGGTGGACGCGAATCCCGGTATGCTGGCATCGCAGGCCATTGATGCCCTGGCTGACAAGTACGACGAAGTGACCGTGAAGGCCTTTAAGGCGGCACAGGAGGCAAAGAGCTTCAGCGAAGCGGTGGACGCTACGAAGGACGCTGTGAGCAGCGGCTGGATGGAGACCTTTGATATCCTGTTTGGCAACTACGAGGAAGCAAAGGGCTTCTGGAGCGATCTGGCGGAAGAGTTCTGGAACATATTTGCAGGCGGTGCGGCCGGGCGGAACAACTGGCTGAAGAGTGCCTTCGACTCCGGCCTTGACCAGCTGCTGGGAACGGAAGGCTTTGGTGACGCCGGGGACAACTACACAAGCCTTTTGCAGAAAGCACTGGTGAATCAGGGCCTGCTGAGTGAGGAAGGCATTGAAGAGGCGGGCAGTTTCCAGAAGGCATTGGAAGAAAGTGGTGTGACGGCCCAGCAGCTGTACGAAGTGCTTGGTGAAGCGGCTGAGCATTACCATCAGCGTGCTGCCATGAGCGACAAAGAGCTGAATAAGCTGGGGTTTGACCGGGACAAGGTGGACGCGCTGGCAAATGCCTACGACTCCTTGGCGGAGCAAATTCAAAATGGCAGTGTGAACCTGGACGACCTTGCAGGCAAGATGAACCAGCTGAGCGGCCGGGAGCACTTTTTTAACGGCATCCTGAACGTGCTGGAAGGCATCAACAGCGTATTGAGCCCGATCCGGGACGGATTCGGTGATGTGTTCATGACCGATGGAAGCCCGCTGTACAACTTCCTGAAGGGGTTTGACGAGCTGACCGGGAAAATGGCGCTGAGCGAAGAAACTGCGGAAAAGGTACAGAAAGTATTTACCGGCGTATTCCGCGTATTGAGCATCGGGCTGAAGGGCGTGAAGACGGTTGGCAAGACCGCTTTTATGATCCTTGGAAAGCTGCTGGATCTGCTGAGCCCGATGAGTGACCTTTTGCTGAACATTGGAAGCTGCATCGGCAATCTGCTGACATGGGTGGACGAAAGCCTTGGACAGGCAGAGAGCCTTAGCGACGTGCTGGGTATCCTTGTGGGTGCTGTTGCGGCACTGGTGAGCCCCATTGCGGACGTGGTGAAGGGCGTGAAGGCTCTTGTGCGCGGCGGAAGCATGGAGGAGGCAAAGAAGCAGTTCGGCGCATTCGGCACCGTGGTGGAGGCCGTGGGCAGTGTGCTGGACAAATTCAAAATAGGCAGTGTTTCGGCAGGAAACGTCATCGGTACGGCGTTCCAGCTGCTGGGCGGCATTCTGCTGGGAGCCTTTGAGGGTGCGGGCGCACTGATCGGCCGTGCATTCAACGGGTTCAAGGGTGCCGGGGACACGGTGAGCGAGTTTGCCGACAGCAAGGTACCGCTGCTGGAGAATATCCGGGACGTGGTACTGAGCCTGCCGGAGAAGGCAGAAAAGGCGCTTGCGGACTTTGGCGGAACGCTGACCAGCATTATGAGCAGCATCAGCGGTGCGTGCAGGAATGCGCTCAGCGCGGTGAAGGATTTCTTAAACCTGCAGGATGGAGTGGATCTTTACCGGCTGCTGGCGCTGATCGACGTAGGCGTACTGGCGGCGGCGATCTACGGTGCAACGGTGCTGCTGAAGAAGGCAAGCGACAACTTCAAGAAAACGCTGGCAAACCCGATCGGTGATTTCTTTAACAGTCTGACGGGTGCCGTGAACACCTGGACGAAGGCAAACACCACGAACAACCTCGCAACTGCAGCGAAAGCCATTGCAACGGCGGTGGCGTTAATCAGCGGGAGCATGTATCTGCTGGCGAAGATCAACGACCCGACGCGGGCGGTACAGGCTTTGGCCAGTGTGATCTCGGAATTGATCAGCATGGTGGTGGCGCTGAAAGTGTTGGCAGCCACCGACCTGACAGGCCTTGACACGGCGAAACTGATCGGGACCGTTGTAGCTATCAGCATCGGCATGGCGGCGCTGACAAACACGGTTGCAAAGCTTGGAAAAATGGACGCGGCCCAGGCAGAGAAAAGTGTGGAAGCGGTTGGACACATTGCAGCGATGTTGGCCGGAATGACTGGACTGCTGGCGCTGTTCAACAAGCAGCTTGGCGGCGTGAAGGGTGCGGGCGGATTTGTGGCTGCGGCTGCGGCGGTGGACATGATCGCACTGGCACTGATCCCGCTGGCAAAAGCGGAAGCAAACGGCCTTGACATTGACGGGGCCGTGGAAGCCATCAATGGCGTGGCCATTGCCATGAGTATCCTGACCGTAGCAGCAGGCTTTGCGCAGAAGCTGGCGGGAAAAGCAGACGTGGGCACCCTCGATAAAATCATCAAGTATCTTGTGAAGCTGGGCGGAATGCTGGTTGCCATCAATGCAATGGGAACGGCGCTGCTGATGGCGGCAGGGGCTGTGGCGATCTTTGCAAGCCTTGGTGACCGCATGATGGACGGTATCCGGGGCGCAGGGCTTGTGGTGAGTGGCATTGCGGCATTGCTGGTGCTGATGGCAAACACGAAGGTGAACCCCCTGCGGATGAAAATGGGTGCAGAGAGCATGGTGATCGCCAGTGCTTCGCTGCTGGTGATGGCAGCTGCCGTAAAACAGATTGGCAAAGCCATGGGGACGGACGCCGGCGGCGCTGGTATGGCCGGTGTGAGCTTAATGCTGATCGAACTGGCAGGCGCACTGTATCTGCTTGGCAAGCGGGCACCCGAGAGCACGGCTGCGGCTGCGGCAATGGTGGCCATGGGCGCGGCAATGATCGAAATGGCGCTGGCTATCAAAATGCTGGCGGATGTTGACTTTGCAGATATTGTAAAGAGCGTGTTCGGCCTTGCAGCAGCACTTGGCGTACTGATCGCAGGATGCTGGGGGCTTGGATTTGTTTCCGCAAATCTGGCATCTGCAGCCGGTGCCTGCCTGATGCTGGCAGGTGCGCTGCTGATCCTGACACCGGCCTTTAAGGGACTGGCCAGCCTGACGGCAGGAGAAGCCTTTGCGGGAGTGATCGGAACCATTGGCATAATGCTGGGCTTGTTTGCCGTTGGTGCCATTACACCGGTGGCGGCAGGCATGGTGGTATTTTCGGCATGTCTTATCAGCCTTGGCAAAGCCTTCAGTGCATTTGCAGGCGGAATTATCAAGCTGAGCATTGCTGCTGCGATCCTGACAGTGCTGAGTGCATTTGCAGGACCGCTGCGCGAGGTGATCGTGAACGCGGCAGACGACATTGAAGCGGCGCTGACAGCGATCCTGACAGCCATCTGCAATACCATCAATAACTGCGCGGAGCCGATCGGCGCGGCACTGCTGACCCTTTGCAAGGTGCTGATCCAGACCGTGATCGACCTGATCGGCTGGGCATGGAGCGGAGAAGGCGGCGAGGGAAACGGCATTGAAGGCGCGCTGGAAGAGCTGTGGAGCCAGTTTGTGGAATGGCTGGGCGAGAAAAAAGACGAAGCCGGGGAACTGATCGGCAAGCAGCTGAACCCGGCAAACTGGTTTACCGTGAAAGGCGGACTGCTTGGAAGTTTGCTTGACTCTGCTGACACAGCAGCGGATGAGAGGGAAATGACGGAATACGGCACCTATATGGCCGAGGGCCTTGCAAACGGCCTGACCGGTCCGGAAAGCACGAACGCTGTGACCGGCGGTATAGCGACACTGTGCAGTACCGTAGAAACATTCTTCCGTAATTTCTGGGGCATTCACTCGCCCTCTACACGGATGGCGACCTTGAGCGAATACATCCCGGAGGGCTTCAAGGAAGGACTGACCGGAACGGACGGCACGGCTGCCATTGGTGACGGTATCAGCGGAATGCTGGATTCTGCCGGAAGCTGGCTGGATAAGTTGTTCCCGGGACTGTTGAATAAGGCAAAGAACTACGGCAGTCAGTTTCAAAATGCACTGCTCAGCGGCAGTGAATATCAGGGAATGCCTGGCTTTGACGAATGGTATGAAAAAGAAATATCGGCCTACCGCGCGAAGCAGCCAGGCGGCAAGACCGGACTGACTGCCGAAGACCTTGACGCGGATATAAAAAAGGACCCGAAGGATGCCAAGAATCCGACAGGCAGCGGCGGCAAGACCAAAAAAACCTCCGGCTCCGGCACGAAGAAGACCGTGGCCCAGCAGATCGAGGAAAAGTACAAGCCGAAGCTGGAAGCAAACAAGGCGGCACGGGAAGCACTGGACAGCGAGTACGAGCTGTGGCAGACCGAGAACCAATACAGCGCGGACGAGGACACGCTGCTGGCGAAGAAGATGGAGAACGCGGCGGCAGAAATTGCGAACCAGACCGACCGGGTGGCCATTGCACAGGCAAAGTACGACGAAATGCTGAAGCGCTGGGGCGCGGACAAGACCGAGACCAAGGAAGCCTACGCCAGCCTGCTGAGCGAAAAGACCAGCCTTGCGAAATTGCAGGCAGACCAATACACCGGCCTGTTTGAGGACATTACGAAGCGGTACGACACCGACCTTGACACTCTGGAAAAAGAGTACAGCCTCTGGACGGCCCAGAACGACAGCACGGCCTCGAAGCTGGACAAGATCGACCGGGAGACCGAGTACCAGAAGAACGAGCTGGAACTGAAGCAGAAGAAGGAAGCCAAGGCGAAGGAGCAGTGGGACACCCTGCGGAAGGAATACGGCGAAAGCGACCTGCGAACAAAAGAGGCCTGGAACGACTATCTGGATACACAGACCGAGAGCCTGCAGCTTCAAAATGACATTGCAAAGCAGTCGCTTAACAAGCTGGATGCGCAGCTTTCCATCATCAAGGACGAACAGAGCCGGATGCAGAGTCGGATGGACCTGCTGACCAGCATCTACGGCGACGGCAGCCTGAAAGACCGTGAGGACGCCTACAAGCAGGCGGTGGAGCAGTACGGCGAAAACAGCGCTGAGGCAAGAAAAGCGAAGTATCAGGGCATCACGACCAGCATTCTGGGCACAGTGGAAGCGCTGCAGAACATGAATGCCGAGCTGGAAAAGACCCGGCTCATCCAGCAGCAGCTGGCGGACGGCAAAGACCTGAATGGCAATCCGCTGAGCAAAGACGACGTGAACGACTTGAAGGACCAGCTGCTCTCCTCCCGCAGTTCTATGGTGAGCTTTGCAGGGGCACTGGCAGATGCCATGGGCCTTGAGGACAGCGCCAAAAGCGCGGTGGTAAAGCTTGCCAATGCCATCCAGAAGAACTGGGTGCCCATCAGCAATGCGTGCAGCGAGGTGTGGACGAAGGTCTCCGGAGCCATGGGCGAGGAGATGACGAACACCCTGAGCACCGTATTCAAGGCGGCATTCAGCGAGGAAGGCATGGAGATCGGGACGGAATTCGTCTCGGCCATTGCATCTGCCATGCAGGGAGACTACGCCGGCGCCATCATTTCGGCGGCAACGGGACTGATCGATCTGCTGTTTACGGACACCGGAAAGCAGCTGACCGGAGGGGCAGGAGACATGCTGCTGAAGCTGTTTTCCGGAATTCAAAATGGAGACCTTGCAGGAAAGCTTGCCAACATCGGGACAGCCGCGGCAAATGTCGGCAATTCCCTGAGTGGACTGCTGCCCATGCTTGGACAGCTGGGAACGACAGGAGCCGGTGCAGGAATGGCAGTTGGCGGCATTGGCGAAGCACTGGGCGGGCTGGGCGCTTCCATACTGGCGGTGCTGCCGGAACTGCTGATTGTGGTGGGTATTATTGCAGCTATCGCGGCACTGATCGGCGGTATTGCGTGGTTTATCAGCAGTCGGAAGAAGGAAAAGGCCACTGGCGCAAAGGACGTTGGCTCGGAGATCGACAAGGGCATCAGCGATGGCGTGAAGGAAGATGCGCCCATTGTGGACGATGCCGTGAGCGACATGACCGAGAACGCCATGGACATTGCGAAGGGTTCGCTTGGGACCATCAGCAAGGTGATGGGCGACGACTACGAGTACACGCCCCAGATCGTGCCCGTGGTGGACCTGACCAACGTGCTGGAAGGTGCGGATGAGATCGACAATGCCTTTGCGGCGACAAAATCGCTGAGCCTTGACGGAGACGTGAGCCGGAACCTTGCAGACAAGATCGATGCCGAAGTGCAGCTTCAAAATGGACTGAAGAGCGCCGGAAATGAGGACACTCTGCGTGCCATCAACGCACTGGCCGGGCACATGGACGGCGTGGCCGATAGCATCAAGGGCATGAGCGTGACCATCAACGGCAGAAAGGCCATTGGCTACATCGACGACCGGATGGGACGGCTGACTGCAGCGAAAGTGAAGTGAGAAAATGGCGATCATCAAAGAACTGAACCCCGGTGATACCCTGAAAGTGTACGAGGACGGCGTTGCAGCAAAGTTTGTGGTGGCCAAGCACAACTACGAAAAAGACCTGAACGGCAAGGGTAAGACCCTGCTGATGCGCACCACCTTGCTGAAAGACGCAGTGCAGTGGGGCAACAACGAGAAAGATGTTTCGTGGAAGAACGAGCCGACCCTGCGCAACTGGCTGGAAAACACCTACGCAGCACGACTGAGTGAGGACACGCTGAAGACCATCGTGCCGGTGACGATCCGGTATGATTATGGTTCAAGTGAGAGCGGTACGCTGGAAGAGCAGCGGTTCTTTGTGCCGAGGGCAGTAGACTTCAGCGGAGATACGGCGCTGTTTACTGGAATCCGAAGATTTTTTGAGGATAGTCTGAGCGGCGGAAGGGCGGATATTACCGAAGGAAGCAACATCTACGAACTGTGGAAGTACGTGTTCAGCACGCGAAGCAGCAAAAACTACGAGGATGGCGATAACACCCGCGGAGAGGCGCTGAGCCTTTACGTGCAGCACGGCAGAGGTGCCGACCCCGGGTCACCTGGGTACATTAACACCTACTGGGATACGACAACGGGACAGTGGGGCGTTTCCAGCTCGAATATTCTCGTATGTTTCTGCGTGGATGAGAATGCCACGGTGGACGATGATGGATGCCTGACAGCCAACAGCGGGCCGGAGATCCAGAGCAACTACTTTGGCATGAACGGCGTATTTGGGCGGTGGGGAAAGTTCGGGCTGCCGTACCGCGTTTATGATGCAGATGGCGACACCATTACCGTGACCGAAAAGCTGAACGGCAAAGTGCGCAGGACGTTTAGGGCAATTCAAAATGGAGTATATCGGTTTGAAATATCACAGAAAGAGCTGGAAAGCTTTGACTGGAACGCCGACTATATCCTGACGGTAGAAGCCAGCGACGGCCGGACCACTAACCGGAAAAGCTGCAAGGTGAACCGCATCCGTTCATCCGGGTACGTGGTGTACATCGGGCAGATCAAAGGCACGGCGGATGGACAGAGCTACTACTGGACAGAGCGAAACATTCTGGACGATCCGTTCAACGAGAATGCACCGGTGATCCTTGACCCGGAAGTGACACTGGAGGCCAACGAGATCAGCTCATTTACCTTTACAGTGCCCGTCTCGAACCCGTTCTACGACAAGCTGGAGCTGAAAAAGCCGGTAGTCAGCATAGAAGAGGACGGCCGCGAGATCTTTATGGGCTATATCACCGAAATGGAAAAGAACTTTGAACTGGACATGGAAGTGACCTGCGAGAGCGAGTTTGGATACTTGCAGGACAGAGACTGTCGGGTGGAGAACAAGTTCTACACGGCGGCCGAACTGCTGGCACTGGCGCTGACCGTGGAGGACGACCCGGAAGAACACGTCGGCTTCAAGGGCGAAGGCAAGGTGTTCCTGCCCGGAAATGTGACCATAGAAAAGCCGGAAAGCGACACGGACAAGGAGACCAAGGCCATCAGCGACTGCTGGAGCGTACTGACGAACAGCCTGACCGGAAAGTACGGCGGATATCTGCGCCTGCGCAAAGAAATCAAAATGGTGGACGGCGTGCGCGTTTACACAAGATATCTGGACTATCTGGCAAAACTGAACGACAAGACCGATCAGGTGATCGAGCTTGGAAAGAACCTGCTGGACATTTCGTACTACATCAAGGCCGGGGACATCGTGAACTCGGTGAAGGCATATGGTTGGTACAAGAGCGGATGGCTCATCTGGGAGACCACGAACCCCATCTCACGGGAAGCGTACAACGGAAAATCCATCAAGAAGTACGGCCTGTGCCAGCGCGTCCTTGTGGTGGAAGGGACCGATTCCACGGAAGACAGCCTTTTGAAGAAGGCCACGGACGAGCTGAAAAAGTACAGCGGTTTCACCGGAAGTGTGCAGATCAACGCTGCAGACCTGTGTGATATTGGTGTGGACACCGACCGGCTGGACTTTATGAAGGAGACGTACGTGCTCTCGGAGCCGCACGGTATCGATGACTGGCTGCCCTGCACGAAGGAAGTAATCCCGCTGCATGAGCTGGACCAGAAAGACTTTACCTTTGGTGCGACCACGGCAAAGCTCTCGTCTTTGCAGGCGGGCAACTTTGCGACGGCAGGCAAGGCGTGGAACGCGATCCAGTCCACCATTGGATACATCAACAAGTGAGGAGGATCAATGTACCATTCTCTTATTATAAATGTAGGCGACAACTACATTGACACCTGGGACGACTGGAAGTTGATCCCTTCCTCGCGGCCGGTGATCGCACCGCCCATTGAGCGGACAAAGTTCGTGACTGTGCCCGGCAGAGACGGCGCACTGGACTACAGCCGTACCCCTGCAAACCGCCCTACCTACGATGACCGTATCGGAAAAATTGAGTTCTACCTCGAAAACGACTATGCTGGCTGGGACTGGGAGACCGCGTACACGACCATCTGCGAGACCTTGAAGGGACAGCGGGTACGGTTTGCGCTGGAGGACAATCCCAGCCATTATTATTCGGGTCTCTTGTGGGTGGACCAGTTCAAAAGCGACAAGGGGCACTCGAAGATCACGCTGGAGTACAACTTGCACCCGACCATGTACACCCTGAAGGTTGAAGCCGTGGCGCTGAACGTATACGACCTGAAGCTGAACAGAGGCATGGAGTACCAGCTGCTGGTGGGCGTTGGGCCGACGAATACGTTCTACCGCAAAATAAACGTTACCACGAAACCGCGGGACGTGGTGAAAATTACTCAAAATGGGACCATTCTGGCCCTGCGGAAAGGCACAGCGGTGGTGACGGCAGAGTGCGGCGGCGTGAAAGCCGAGTGCGCCGTGACGGTAGGCGCTTACGAGAGCTTTACCATTGAGCGGGCACTGGACGGCGTGAGTGAGACGAATCCGGTGGGGAGCATCGTTGCCGGCATGAGCTACCAAAATGTGTTCAACGTAGGCGACAGCGAGAAGGAAATGCTGGAACTGACAGTAGAGATGGGCGGCACGGATGTGACCGGAAGTTGTGTTGTCATGGCAGAGGACAACGCGAGTGCACAAATCAAAATGGCATCGGTGACGGGAAATATCAAGATCGCAGCGCATGCTGCAGCAAAGCCGGTGGCGGCGATGCTGTGCAATGATACCCTGCCTGTGGAGGTAAAGCCGCTGAAACGGGTAGAAGGAGCATTCCGGCTTGGAAGATGAAAGGAAGGATGATATTTGAGTTTGGAAGCGTACTCCATTTTGAAAAATGGAAACGAAAAGCTCTCGGAGCATTTCAAGGTGCGCGAGTTCTACTGCCGTGACGGCAGCGACCCGGTGTTCATTGACACGGCGCTTGTGGAGGTGCTGGAGAAGATCCGTACGCACTTTGGCAAGCCTGTGACCATCACGAGTGGGTTCCGAACGGCAAGCTGGAACGCAAAGCAGAAGAATGCCGCAAAGTTCAGCCAGCATCTGTACGGCAAGGCGGCAGACATTCAGGTGCAGGGCATCAGCGTGGAGCGGGTGTATGCCTACGCGGACAAACTGCTGGGCAACGCCGGTGGCTGCGGCATTTACCCGCCCGGTCTTGGACGCGCCAACGGCTGGGTGCATGTGGACGTGCGCAAAGCCAAGAGCCGATGGAAGGGGTGAGCGCCGATGGAAAGCATCATTGCCGCCATCCTCAGCGGTGTTGTGACCCTGATCGGCGTGCTGATCGCAAACTCGCGTTCCAATGCCGTGATGGAATACAAAATTGAGGAGCTGACCCGGGAGGTCCGCAAGCACAACGGTTTTGCGGAGAAGATCCCGGTCATCCAGAGAGACATTCAGGTGTTGAACCACAGAATGTCCGACATCGAAGTACATGAATACGAACACGAAAGGAGCAACGTATGAATTTCAACATTACTGCAGGCACCATTGCACGTACCGCCGTTCTTCTGCTGGCTCTGACCAACCAGATGCTGAGCGCCATGGGCAAGAGCCCGCTGCCCATCGAGAGCACCACTGTGGAGCAGCTGGTGACGGCTGGCATCACGACCATTGCGGCACTTGTCGCATGGTGGAAGAACAACTCCTTTACGAAGGAAGCCATTGCGGCCGACAAGGAGTACGACCGCTTGAAGGCAAAGAGCAGGAAGTAAAAATGATATTTTGGGCAGGGCAGGAGCGGAAAATGTGGTCCACACACGTATCCAACGCTGAATGTTTCTTCTGCACTGCCTGATAATAGTTCATCTGGCACTCACCGAAGGCAGGAACTGTCTGTATAACTCAAAATGGAGTGACCGGTAAGATGAAGAAAGCCCCTGCAGCGATCGTTTATGGCTCTGAGTGGGAGCCGTGAGCGAAAGTTACAGGGACTTTTATTTTTAGAGGAAATGCGATATTATAAGAAGATTGATAATCAACAAGAGAACTGGACTCGATAGATGGCGAATGGATTTGGACGGGGCATTGTTTGGGTGGATTTTTTGGCAAAAATATATCGATAATACGAGCAAAATTCAACGGTACGGGGT